TGGTCTTTCTAAAGAAGAGATTCTATCTTCTTTTCCTGAAGATAGAAGAGAAAAGATAAAAGAATTTCTTGAAAATTGTTGTTGACAACTTCGTGATTGTATGTTATACATATGATCATGCGGTCACCAAAGGAACACTTACATATTTTAGTCTCGCAAGAAACTAAGAGTCTCTTAAGACTAAAGGCGGCTGTAACAGGCATCTCTATGAGTTCTCTTATAGAGAATGCCATAAAATCTTATATAGAGAAAGGAGAAACATATGGCAAAGAGGAAATTGGAAAAAGAGATTGATGGTAAGATTGTAAAGGTTAAAGAGTTAGAGACTGGTGAAACCAGGGAATATGACTTCTCAAGCCTGCCTGCAGACATCCAGGAAAAATTCGGCCCCTTTGGCCTTGCCCACAAGATAGGCGACGCTGCTGCTGGGAAGAGTGGCAACGTCGCTTTGGAGGCTATGGATAAGGTCTGGAAGGGCCTCATGGCTGGCAACTGGGCAGTCAGAGCGCCAGCGGCTCCGAAGGTCACCAAGAAGCAGCTCTTGGAGAATCTGGAAAAGCTCTCTCCAAAGGAGCAGAATGTGGCCAGGGGACTCTTGGAAAAGCTGGGGATTATTTAATAACTTTAACTGGCTGGGTAAGCCACGGGCCGCCTCTTAGTCAGGCATTGATATAGCTTAGATTTGAGATCTGCCACCCTCCATATCTAAGTCTATCTGGCTTATCCAGCCATTTCTATGTCAAGGAGATAAAATGATAGAGCTTGACAACACCTATCGAAGTGCGTTTGCGTCCTGCAAGCGCAAATATTATCTGTCGAGAGTATTAAGCCTTACACCTACACAGGGATCCTGTGCCATCAGGTATGGCTCAGCCTTTCATGCCCTCTTAGAGGGCTATTATTCTTGGATAAAAGAGAAAGGTTGGGACCAAAGGGAAGAGGCTATTAAACGGGCTTTCTCCTTTGGAGAGGCTGTTTGGAAGAATGAAAGCAGCAAGAAGTCTTTTCCAGAGGATGACTACCGCTCCCTTCAAAATGCCTTTGAGGCTTTTGTAGCTTACTGTACAGAATATTCCTTCGACAAGGATATTCTTGAGGTAGTAGAAACTGAAAGAGCCTTCAAGATAAAGATGGAAATCTCCTCTGAAGAAGAAAAGAGATTTCCGTTGCTCAAGCAGGAAGAAATTTACTTCACCGGTATTCTTGATATGCAAGTAAGGATGTCAGGTCTCCCCTATATCATGGAGCACAAGACTACATCACAGAACTTGTCTATTCAGGTCGGAAGACTGCACAGGTCCCCTCAAATCTTAGGGTATACCTACGCAGGCAAGGAGATTCCTCAGCTAAAGGCTATAGGCTGCATAGTTAACCTCCACCAGATATCTTCCAGAAGAAAGAACGATGGAACCTGGGGGAAGCTGAATATTAGCTTTCAAAGGTCTCCAGAGATCTTTTCTGATAGAGATCTTAGGTTATGGAGAGAAAGTTTTCTGTCTACTTGCAATGAGATTCTCTCATGTCAGGAGACCAACAACTGGCCAATGCAGTTTGATAATTGTTATTCCTTTGGAAGGTGCAGGTATTGTGATCTCTGTGAAAGAAATATTTCTCTTAAGGAAATAACAGAGGATGTTAGTCAAGACATCCTTCCAGAAGGATACATAAAGGATAGGACTAACATCTTTGAGATAAGCACCTCAGGCCTTATCAAGGAGGTTAACAATGCCGTCAGCTAAGAATGTCAGCCCAGAAACAGAGTTTTTCAAAGCTATGGTGGTTGGATCTTACGGAACTGGAAAGTCCATCTTTGCAGCCTCTTGTCCAACTCCAGGCTTTGTATTTGACTTTGACGAAGGAATTATCTCTTATAGAGGCAAAGACTTCGACTATGAACAATACTCCAGGGACTGGAAAGGCTGGGTTAAGTTTGAGAAGGATCTTCTTAACCTTATCAAGGATACAGAAGGAGGAAAATATAGGACTGTTATTGTAGATTCGACTTCCACAATGACAGACCTTGCAATGGAAAGAGCCCTGGTTCTTGATCCAAAGAGAAGTGCCACAGGTGGGCCAGTTTGGAATGTTCACTATATGATGGTAAGGCACATGATGGAAGGCAAATTGAGACAAATAGTAGGCCTTCCTTGTAATGTTATTGTCATTTCTCATATAGATATTGCAAGAGATGAAGACACTGGTGCTATAGTGGATATAACGCCTCTGTTGACAGGCCAGCTAAGGGAAAAGATCCCTGGCCTTTTTCAAGAGGTCTATTATGCCACTACCAAGAGAACGGGTCAGAAAACAGAGTGGCTCCTCCAAACTGTTCCAATTGGCTTTAAGAAAGCCAGATCAAGGCTATCTGGAAAAGATCATTTCTTACCAGATTTTATACCAAATGATTATAACGAAGTAATGAAATATTTGAGAAAAAGAAACAAGAAAAAATAACAACAGGAAAAGGAGAAAGAAACTATGGCAAAGAAAAAAGTGCAAGAAGAAGAAATTCAAGAACAGGCTTATTATCCTGACGGTGTAGATGACTCTTTTGGAATCTCCGAGGACTTTAACATAGATGATGAATATAAGCCGGCTCCGTTGATTCCAGCTGGAGTCTATCACAGCTATGTTACTGACGTAGCCTTCAATGCAGCTGACCAGACTCTTGTCTGGACCTTCACTCTCAATGGAAATGGAGGTGTAATGTCGGACGGAGAAACTGCTATTGATGGAAGCCAGATAACCTATAGAAACTGGCTCCCAAAGCCTGGAGACGAAAGTGAACTGACCAAGAAGGGGAACATGACGAAGCGCCAGGCGAAGATCAACATGCTCCATGACTTTGCTAAGGTCATGGGCATAAATCTCTCTACTCCTGCCGCCATTGCAGAAGGCATTGCGAATGCCTCTTGGATAGGAATTGAGAAGGATCTCAAGATTGGCGTCAGAACCTATGAAGGAAGGAACTTTAACGATATAGAGAGAATAATTTAATCCTTCCTTAAATGAAGTTCCACCAGCTATATAATAACTTTTTAGAGCTCTCTCCTCTTGAGAGAGAAGCCTTTGTAAGGAAATATCGAGGGGAGAGGGCTCGTGATCTTGAAAGATCTTCCAAGGGAAAAAAGACTCCCTCTATTTCTCTAACAGAAGAGGAAAAGACTTTATTAAAAACCCTTGGAATTAGTAAGAAAGATCTTCTTTCTTTAAAAGGACTACTATCATGAAGCCAACTAACAGTAAAATTAATGTTAACCTCAAGAACCTTGAAACTGTAAAATGTCCAAGCTGCGGTAAAGAATTCTTTACTACTGTTTGGCATTTAAAGAAAATACCTGCCCTGGTCTCTAAGTCTGGTAGAGACGAAATCTTTCCTGTAGCGGGATTTCGGTGTGTTAACTGTGGAGTTGTCTTTTGTTTAACCGAGAATATTCAATAATTGAACCTTCTTAAAATGGACGAATCTATTATCTTTGAAAAAGACCCCAAGGAAATAAAGATAGCTGAGGATCTCCCAAGATATAGAAAGGAGATCCCCAAGCTAAAGGAGCTATTAGCCTCAATAGAGAGGTTTGGCCAGCTTGTCCCTATCGTCATAACAAAGGACAATGTCCTTGTAGCTGGTGGTAGAAGGCTGGCAGCATGTCTCTTAGGAAACATAAAAGTAAAATGTATTTATAAAGATACAGCCAGCCCGCTTCAAATGAGGGAGATAGAGCTTGAAGAGAATCTTCAAAGAGAAGATCTATCTCCTGCGGAGGAGGCTGAAGCCATTGCTGACCTTCATAGAATAAGACAAAAGCTTTATGGCGAAGCCCAGCCAGGAAGAAAAGGAGGCTGGCGCTTGAAAGATACAGCTGCTTCCATAGGAAAAACTCCTGGCTCAGTGGTAGAGGCTATAAAGATAACAGAAATACTAAAGGATTTTCCTGAGCTAAGAACACTTCCTACAAAGAAAGCAATTAAAAAAGCTGTAAGAGGAGCCGAGGCCGTTGTAACAAAACTTGCGGCTCTTGAGGAAGCCCAAAAGGTTTTGGAAAAGCAACAAAGCTGTGATATTTGTCAGGCAAATGCAGTAGAATACTTAAAAAATATAAAAGATAACTCTATAGATATAATCATAACAGATCCTCCTTATGGTATAAACATAGATGAAGTTCAACAACAGATAGGAGGAAAGCCAGGCGGTCAGTCCCTTACTGGCCATAAGTTTTCTGATGATCCAGAGGCCAGTTTGTCCTTATATAAGATCTTGGCAAAAGAGTCTTTTAGGATATCCAAGCCAACATCCCATGCTTGGATTTTTGTATGCCCTGAACACTTTTCTACCATAAGAAAATTTTTCGTGGATGGCAACTGGGACGCTCATATAAGACCTATAATATGGATAAAAAGAGCTATAGGCCAGTGTAACGTTCCCAAGAACTGGCCATCAGCCTGCTATGAAATGATTCTCTATTGTCGAAGAGTAGATTCCGTTATCATTGAACAAGGAAAGCCTGACTGGATTCAGTGTGATCCTGTTTTGTCAGATAAAAGGCTCCATCCTACAGAGAAGCCTGTTAAGTTAATAAAAGAACTTTTGCAAAGAGTAGCCTATCCTGGCCAAGTTCTATTAGACCCTTTTATTGGAAGCGGTGCGGTAATAGAAGCTGGATTACAACATAATCTTGTATGCAAAGGCTGTGAAATAGATAAAGCTATTTATGCAACAGCTGTTGATAGGTTATCAAAGATTGAAAATGAAGCCAACTAAGGTATACTTAGCATCTCCTTATACACATGAACAATATCTTGTAAGAGCCCTCAGAGCAAGGGCAGCCGCCAGAGCTGCAGGAGTTCTTCTAAAAGCAGGATATCTTGTTTTCTCTCCTATAGTACATGGTCACTTGATTGCTATGTACTCCGAGTTTCCTGTTCCTATAGATTATTCTTATTGGGAGCCTCTAAATAAAGAATTTATAATATGGTCAGACACTTTATATATCCTTACTTTAGATGGATGGGAAGACTCTATAGGAATAGAAAGAGAGATAGAGATAGCCAGAACTTACAATAAGGAAATATATCTATGGCAAGGTACATTGGAACAGTTGGCCCACCTACAGCCAATATAATGCTTGTTGGCGAGGCTCCTGGGGCTGAGGAAGATCGAACAGGTCTTCCCTTTAAAGGCCCTGCAGGAAAGACCTTAAATATCCTATTGGCTAAAGCTGGTATTATAAGAGAAGAATGTCTTATAGCCAACGTGGCAAGGGAGAGGCCTCCCAAGAACAATATAGGATATTACTTCCATGATAAAAAGCAAACAATTCCCAAACCAGAACTATCCGCCTGGATTGAAGAACTAAAGAGAGATATAGAAACCTATAAGCCCAATGTTGTAGTAGCCCTTGGAGCGACAGCCCTTTGGGCCTTAACAGGTATAAGAGGAATAAAGTCCGCCAGGGGCTATATCATGGAGTCTACTCTTGTTCCTGGACAAAAAGTCCTTCCTACCTATCATCCTCAGGCTGTTGGATATTCTTGGAATCTATCCTATATAGCAGTTCTTGATCTAAAAAAGGCTCTCTACCACAGTGCTTTTCCAGGGATAAGAAAGGATAACAGAACCTTTGACATAGATCCTTCGAAAGATGCTTTTATAGATATATGTAAGAATGTATTTCTAAAAGAAAACAAGCCCTTAGCAGTAGATATTGAGGCTACTAAAGCTCATATAAATAGAATAGGCTTTTCTAATAGTCCTTATTGGGGAGTATCCTTAGGAATCTTAGATGGTTCTTATCCAAGATTTCCTGAACGAGACGAATTAGAGATATGGTATTGGATAGCAAAGGTTTTGTCATCTGTTCCCTTAGTTTTCCACAATGCTACTTATGACATAAGCGTTTTATGGAAGAGGAATCATATCTACTGCAAAAATATCTATATGGACACAATGATAGCAGCCCATTGTTGCTGGCCAGAATTACCAAGAAGCCTGGACTTTGTGTCAAGCATTTGCTTAGATGTTCCTATGTGGAAGTTTCTATCTCATGAAGACCCAGGGTTTTACAACGTGCAAGATGCTATTAACACTGCGGCTTTGATAGAGCCTTTGAAAGATAGGCTAAAAGCCCATCATGAGGAAGAAACCTTCAAAAGAGAAATGTCCTGGATTAAGCCCGCAGCTATGATGCAATTACAAGGAATAGATGTTTCTCTTGAAAAAAGAGATAAAATAAGAAAAGATGCCGAAAAAAGGTTAAAAGAAATAGATGCAAAGTTGCTCTCTTTAACTGGAAGGAATGATATAAACTATAACAGCCCGGATCAAATAAAGAAACTTTTGTATATAGACTTAGGTCTTCCTCTCCAGTTTAAGAGAAGAAAAAGTATAAGGGAAGACAGAAAAATAACCACTGAAGAAAAAGCTTTAAAGAATCTTGCAAGAATGCATGAAGTGCCTGCTTATATAATTAAAAGAAGAAAATGCCAGAAGTTAATATCTACTTTCTTAGATATAGAAACCTCTCCAGAAGGAAAGATATATACTTCTTATAATATAACAGGCACAGATCTTGGAGGTCGATGGTCTTCAAGCAAGTCCATTATAGATCCTTATGGACCAGGAAATCTTCAAAACATACCTAATGCTGCAAGAAAGTTATATACTGTATCAGATGATGAAGTATTATTAGAGGCTGACTATGTTCAGGCAGAGGCTGTTGTAGTGGCTTATCTAAGCCTTGATATAGCCCTTATGAAGATGTTCCAAGAATCTTTTGGAATGTCTCCATCTGAGAGAAAAAAAGACCATGATGTCCATAGATATACAGCATCTATAATGTACGAAGTAGATATAGACGACGTTACTTCTGAACAACGATCTATAGGGAAAACACTAAGGCATGCCGGAAATTACGCAGCTGGTCCAGGTGTAGTTGCAGATAAGCTAAATATAACCATGCAACAGGCCAAGCCTTTACTTAAAAGATACTTTGACAAAAACCCTATGCTTGTTCTATGGCACAAGCGTATACAAGAAGAGCTGAGAAGATCAAGGACCTTGACAAACCTCTTTGGAAGATCACATCTATTTCTTGATAGATGGGGAGAGGCTCTCTTTAGAAGGGCTTATGCTTATATTCCACAAACAACAGTAGGTGATCTATTAAATTCTTCTCTAAAAGATTTTTATGAAAGATATGGAGATAAATATAAAATATATCTTCAACTTCACGACGCAATTTATTTAAGGATACCAAAGAGAGAAGTAGACACTGTTATTCCTTTATTAAGAACCTGTATGATAAAAGAAATCCCTGTAGGTCAAGAGATTATGAAAATAGATGTAGATTTCAAGATGGGATCTAACTGGGGAGAGATGGAAGAGCTGGATATATCATGGAGATAAAGAGAGAAAATCAAGAGCACTTTGAATCAAGTTTAGCTCAGCTCATTGGAGCAGCAATGATAGTTGGAGTAGTTCTCCTTGCACCCTTGGCTTTAGTATTTCGGATTCTTGACGGAATAACAAAGTTTACCCTTTGGTTGTTTAAGAAGTTATAAGGAGAATACCTATGAGCAAGGTCTTGCAACTAACCATCACACAGAAAATGGATGCCCTGAGTCCACTTTGCCACTGGACTTATGACTGGCATTCTAAAGACAGAGAGCCTCCAACAGAATTTCAGAGATTTTGTCGAAGGCAATGGGCAAGGTTGTACCTGAAATATAGAAAAGAAGAAAGATTAAGAACGGAAGAAGATCCGTGGTGATTATTATGGAAAAATACGAGATTTACGAAATAAAGGCATTATCCTTTGAAGGTAGATTGCGTCTTCAGCATGAATTTGAAATGGCCGGAAAATCTGAAGAGGAAGTAAGGCAGTCCATAACAACACGATGGCCAGAGTTATATGATATTGAGATAACAAAAAGTATAAAAAAGGAGAAAAGATATGTACTTAGGAAAGGAAGAGGGGTGTTATATTAATGATAGGATTGATCTTGAACTAAGCCCTTCTGATCTTGAAAATTTGGTAATACTTACAGAGAAAAAGGCACTTGAAGCCTCAACTTATCTTGAGCAAGGTGCTTGGCGTAATCTAAAAGATAAGCTACAAAGTCGATTTGATGAATGGAGAAGATTAAGGAACAAGAAAGATTGAACGAAAGTAAACAAGATGAAAACACATCTCATTTTTTGTTGCTGTAGAGCATGTGCCAAAAAAGAAATGGGCGACCTTATCAACTCAACAACAAAATATCAATATAAAGTTAAACATCCAGATACTGTTTTAATCGGGGACGTTCGATATATCTTTATAGTCGATATAAACTGTTCTCCAGAGCGTATTAGAGGGCTTTTACCTGAAAGTTTTAGAACTTGTTCGAACTATGTTCTTAGTCATGAAGTCTTATGCTATCTTAAATCACATCTTAATAAAAGGAGCTAATAATGGCCTGTGAATACATTTGCGATGGCTGTGGAAAACGAGAACCTGCAGAGTTTAATGGCAGGGAATGGACTAAGCCATCTTCATGGTATCAGCGAAGCGATGAGGATGGTATTCAAGATGCTTGTTGCCGAGAGTGTATTGAGATAGTTTCGAAAAAAACAGGCAAGACATCTGTAGTGTTGCCTGTGTAGAGAGAATAGGAGATAAAGATGAAGACATTGAAGGAAATTGTGAGAGATGAGAAGGGAAAAGGTGGTCGCAGATTCTTGTAGATAATTTTGGAGAAGTAGATGAAAGAGAAAATGTATAAGATTGAAAAACATGAGGATTATCACACCAGATACAGATTTCTTAGTCTATATAACGGCATGAGAGGAAGTTGGACTACTTGGGAGAATGCAGTTGAGGAAGGAGAAGCCCACCAGAAGATAGTGTTAGCATTAGCTGGGTGCAAAGATGCAGAACTTCAGCTTATATCAAAAAAGAATCTTAGTATCCTATACGAGAAGATTTGCACGGCGATCTCACGCTTAGATAAGATTGAGGTATCCGATGAAAAGTGGGGGTACCAAGTCGAGAAGAAACAGGTCTTGGATATCTTGGATCAAGCGAAGCAAATATTGGAAAGATAAATGCTACAAATCAAGCAACATAACGATGGCACAGTTACAATTGAAGGAACACGATATTCTGAAGCTTTCTTTCGTGAATTAGGATGTAATTTTCCGAGCATGGTAGGGCAAATTCTTAGAGTAGAAAGAAAGGAAGATGGAGTCATTACTGTTACACGGCTATCACTGAAAGATAGTGATCAATTAACTGATCTAAAGAAAGCCTTACAGGCCGCAATACTGAAAACGAATAGGACAGTCACAAGATGTGTCAACTGCGATCCAGCCGCCAGATCAACTTACGAAATTGATTGGACAGATGAGGTCAAGGAATGGGCAAAACTGTGTGACTTGGATCTGGAGAAGTATGATCCGCCTATGGAATGGAGGTAAGTAAAACATGAAACCACGTAGAGGATATACAAAAGCCTACAAAGCAGGAGAAGGATGGAAAAAAGAGAAGAGAAATTGCCTTATTCATGGGTTCTTTGACTGGTCTGATAGAGATGAGGCAGAGCCAGTAGCAGTCGTAGAGTTTGACAATGGAATTATTCAAGTAGTAGCTGCTGAGGACGTTGTTTTTACAGAAAGTCATGAAAAATGGGCTACACGAATTTCTTTCTGACTAAGAAAATAAATTATGAGAGATGGTCTATACAGAATTAAAAAGTCTTATCTTTGTGCAGGCTTTGTCATCAAAAACAATAAAGTTATTGCCTGCGCACCAATTCTAAGAAAGAAAATAAATTACTGGAAAACAATTGCTACATGGATTTGTTTATAGCTAAGGATATCTGAATTACCACTTTAAAGAAGAGGAAATATAAAAGATGGAGTGCCTACATTGCGGAGACTGTTGTTTAAGATTTTCTCCTTTCGGAAATCCCTGTCCGAAACTAATACAAGATGGTTTATTCTTCTTTTGCAGTATTTACTCAAGCAGACCAGAACAATGCAGAAAACACAGATTCAATGGATTTCGATTTTGCCCCATAGGACTGGAGAAATTAGGGCTGTCTACGCCCATAGAAGTCTCCATAAGGATTGATGCTGGATGGGAGAAGATAAAAGCCTTATCTGAGAAAGGAGAAATAAGGTGAATGGAAGGAAGGCCAAGCAACTTAGAAAAGCAATCTACGGTGACTTTTCAATTAGGAGCCCTGAATATACCATAGACATAAATGGAACAATTCGCTGTGAAGGGAGAAGGAAGCTTTATAAAGAAGCCAAGAAGGTGTATCGGAAGGTGCAAAATGAGTAAGAAGTGGCTATGGAAAATGCAATACTGTAAAGAGAACAGTTGCTACATGGATTTGTTTATAGCTTAGGAGAAGCGTATGAAACCAGAAGAGCAATTAGCTGAATTAGAAAAACATCTTAGACAAAGAATCGAGGTCCTTGGAGGAGACTTGAAACTTGTAACAGAGATTTCTTACTATATGAGTACCTTTGTTTTGGAACAATTTAATCCTCCTTATAGATTTCTGACCAAAGAAATAGCTTACGAGCTTGTAGAAGCTTTTTTAAAGATAAAGGACAGATAAGAAAATGAACCAAGATACACTAATGAATATAATCAAGCAAAGACATCAAGCATGTCTTTCGACACTTGACTATAAGTCAACAATATATTCACCTCGTAATGATAGACTTTCTAATTTCAAGGACGTAGCATCTATGAACCAAACAACTCCACAAAGTGCTTTATGGAGTATGGTAAGTAAGCACATTATTGCTGTAAGGGATATGATTCTTTCTGGCAAGGTTCCCTCAGGGCAATGGATTGAAGAACATCTTGGAGATATTCATAATTATATGTTTTTACTTGAAGCTATTTGGAGGGAGAAATGAAGATAGTAGATCAATCAGTTGAGCTTCTTTGGATAACTACTGATCCAGAGAAACAGATTGAAAGAGCAGGGAGAACATGCTATAAAAGCGAAGATAGAATTACTCATGATTCCGCTGGCAGATTTGTAGCTATGTTAAGAGACTCTGGCCACCATGCTATGCTGGAACACGCCGTTGCTTCTTTTAAGATTATAACCGATAGAGGAATATCTCATGAGATTGTCAGACATAGAATAGCAAGCTATGCACAAGAATCAACGAGATACTGCAATTACAGTAAGAAGAAGTTCGGAAATGAATGCGCCTTCATCCAACCTCCAGACCTGAGCTATGGACAAACAATTGCCTGGAGAAGAGCCTGTAAAAGTGCAGAGGATACTTACTTTGAGTTATTAGATGCAGGCTGTTCTCCACAGATCGCAAGAGCAGTCTTACCAAACTGCCTAAAGACTGAAATAGCAAATCACATCAAAGAAATACTCCTCCAATATGCTCCAAATGTTATAAAATGAGAAAGTTAAGCGACTGGGTTACCTCTTATCAGGAGTATATGGAAGAAACCGAGAGTGCAAAGATACTACACTTATGGACAGCGCTCTCAGTGATAGGAGCAGTCTTGAGGAAAAAAGTTTTCCTTCCTATTGGAAGGATAAATATATATCCTAATATGTACATTGTCTTTGTTGGGCCACCAGGAGGACCAAGGAAATCTCAGGCTATATCCTTTGGAGTAAAGTTCCTTACTGATATTCCAGATATAATTATATCAGCAGATGCCACAACTCCGCAAGCCCTCATAGATGATCTTGAAAAAAGTGCAATAGATGAACAGATGGCTGATGGAAGCGTATTTAGGCATGCTTCCTTGACTGTTACAAGTAAGGAATTTGAATCCTTTCTTGGTCAAAAGGCTGAGAACACAAAGATGATAACTTACCTAACAGATCTATTTGATGCTCAGGAGATACCCTGGAGATATAGAACGAAGCACTCAGGATCTAATGTTGTACCATCAGTTTTTCTTCATATCCTCGCAGCGACTACTCCTGATAGTATTGCCAGCACCTTACCAAGTTCAGCTATTGGGACAGGCTTAACATCAAGGATGATATTTGTCTGGGTAGAACACAAAGAGAAAAAGGTCTGCTATCCAATAGAGACTCCAGAGGAAAAGGTTCTTAGAGAAAAGCTCAAGCATGACCTCTATATCATCAGCAGAATGTCAGGTGGGTTCATCCAGTCTAAAGAAAGCTTCGTCTTATGGAAAGAATGGTATGACAGCTATGATGCTCTTGATGAAAATAGAATATGTAAAGATCCTATCTTCACTGGCTGGTATGAAAGAAAACCTTTATACATACAAAAACTTTCAATAATCTATTCAGCTTCAGAAGGAGACTCCATGACAGTGGAGTGGAAGCACTTTCAAAGAGCTATCTCAACGATAGAAGAAATTGAACATAATCTTCCAAATGTATTCAAAGCTGTTGGAAGATCCAATGTAGCTGTTGATGTAGATAAAGTAAATAGCATTATAGAAGCAAGAAAGTGGATTACAGAAAAAGAGCTATTATCCTTAACATGGAGAGACCTGGACAGCTCAAAGCTCGACAATGTTATTGATACACTTCTAAGAAGTGGAAGCATAGAAAGAAAATATATAGGCCCAAAAGGAGAAAGAGGCTCCATATGGTATAAGAAGGTGCAATAATTGAATCTTCTTAGATGGAAAGGAGAAAAAGATGTTTGATCACATTGAAGAAGTCCTTGTTGCCTTAGCGATATTTCTGATAATATCCATCTTGTTTATTCACTTCGGAGAACCTATTCCTTAATCATGAGTAGCTGGAATAGCAAATAGATATTTTAATCTGCTATCTCTATATCTTTCTGGTATATCATCTTCAGACAACCTAAGAGCCTTTTTAACAGCCACAGGAACAGGTGCAGGGATACCTGCAATAGTAGCCCTGAACCATTGTTTAAAGAATGTAGATACTATAAACTCATCATAGTCTTCTTGCATATACTGGTTATAGGTATCTAAAGCTGCATTAGCAACAGGAGGCATTCCTATAGCAATATCCCTTCTTCTGACCTCTCCAAAAGGAACATGAACAAAGTGATGTAAGAGGTCTGCATCAAACATCCACTTACCTAAGCCAACTGCCGTACCTATAAGCATTAGCTCTCTCATCATCTGTGTGGCCAAAGACGTACCAAAGAGATCTTGCTCCTTATTTAACCCTTGTTTCACCATCTCCCACTTAAAGATCTGCTCTCCTTTTATAATATCTCTTCTAAGCTGCTTAACAGTTTCAAGAAGAGCCTCGCCTCCACGCTTATACATCATAGCTCTTTGTTCCATTATCTTATAAGGAGTACCTTGGAACATAAGCAGAAGCCTAACAAAAGGATTTCTTATCCAAGAAGGATTAGTTGGCCCACTTAAGAAGTTGGTCTTTAAGATAGTATCATATACACTATAAAGAGCCTGAGCAGGAGTCATGCCCTTCTTTGCTGCCATCTTAGTAGCACAGATAACTGTTAAGGCCCTATCGAACCTTTCGCTTGCCGCAAGAGGAGCACCTCCAACAGTATTGAACCACATTAAGAGCTTATCCCCATAGGCTTCATTTACCTTAAAAGGAGAAATATCAGATATTACTCTATATAGCTTTCCAGTTTCAGTAAAGGCCTCCACAGCCTCATCCATCATATCCAGTCCCCAGCCTTGTTTCTTAAGCCACTCTTCACCTCCTGCTTGTTTTATAGCAATCTTTGACGCAGAGATTACAGCCTTAGGAACAGCCTTAGCTGTTTCTTTAACTCCAAAGATCCTGGCAGTAGCTACTGTTTTGAGGATATGCTTAAAAGGAACTGACAGAGAGAATGCCAAGAGCCTTGCTACCTCAAAGGCATATATCCTCTCTGACCACTTATTCAAACTTGATCTATCGTAAGGCTTGAATCCATCTTCAAAAGATCTAAAGGATTCTATAAGTCCTCTTGGAGCAAGACCTGGTTCATTCATTATCTTTGTCTTAAAGGCCCACCATCCGTCAGGCTTACCTTTTCTCCAGAAGTTCATAGCCTCTAATCTCATGTTTATATCTCTAAGGTAAGCCGTCAGACTATATTCAGCATCTGGAACCATAGGAAGATATCCAATAGACCTGCTATATAACCTTGTCATTGGTGGAGATGCAGTTGTATAAGGATATTTCTTATTTAACTCTTCAAGAATCTTTTTACTATCCATCTTAGGATGCCAAGGATGGTGCATAAAAGGCCTACTGGTTATAATCTTCTCACCAGCCTCCATCACCCTGACACCATAAGTCTCCATCATATCCTTTATCTTTCCAACAGCAGCCTTCTCTTCAAAGGATAGAGTTCCTTTAAGCCAAGGATAAAACTTAAAATCATGGGTATCTTCAGCAGCAAGAAACACTCTAATTCCTGCGTGTCTCTTATCCTTAGCCAAAGGTTCTATAACCTTAAGCCAATCTTTTTGATATCTTTGAACAAGCGGCTCTGATGCCAGATAGGCTGCCTTGTGCCTATTGGCTTTATCTTCTAAAGCCTCTAATGTAGCAAGAGCCTCATCCTCTACCTTTTTGCTAAACTTCTTCTTCCTACTTAACTTCCTCCATTCATCCTTGGATAGTTTCTCAAAGTATTTATACATACCAAAGTGGAATGATCTCTCTTGCATAGGCCTATGATATCTCTCCACAAGAGGCTCCATAGCCTTTATAAGATCCTTTGCAGAGGATTTATATCCTGGAATAAAGTCCTTCAATATCCTAAGAGCTGTTTTCTGCGCCACGGTGCTGTTATATAAAGCACTCCCCTGAGCATCAGCCCACTGGACTATAGGATTGCTCATAAGTTCCTTGCCATCTTTATATCCCATATAGTGCCAGAATCTTGCCATCGGCGTCATTGTTTCTTGTACTAAGGAAGGAAGCTGTTTGGCCCTATCTCTTATAGTATTTACATCAGGAATTACCCTAATGGATTCCTTAGGATTAGGCAAGGTATAAGGATCTGTTTGAGGCTCAGGTATGCTGCCCATTTTCTTGAAGGCCTTTAACAGTTTAGGAACCTCAACAGGCTTTGCATCCTTCAATGTCTTGCCAACAAGCTCTGTTACTACTCTCATAGCAGCATCAGGAATTCCAGCAGCCTCTGCTTGTCTTGGAGATACAAAGTCTGTTAAAGCTCCAAAAGTAATTGAGCCTGTTAAGCCTAAGAGCATACCAAAAGATAACCTTTTCTTGTCAAGAGTCTCTTGTACCTCTAAAGGATCTACTGACTTAGTAGCAAAGGTTGTTCCTGTCTTTTTATCAGTGAAGAAATGAAACGCAGGCTTTCCTTTAGCATCCTCTTGGACTCCATTGTATATAATATCAAGCTTATCTGCTATTTTATGAGCCTCTTCTTCCTTTGCTGGCTTAAAAGCCCTGGCCTGAAATTCTTCCATTCCGGCTCTAATAATGAGATCCTCTTCTGTTATTCCTTTCTCAGCTGGAGTGGCCAGTATTGGCTCTTTTGGAAGGGCTCTTCTAAAAGCTTCTACCGTATCTTTGGAGTGAAAGGTTCCATATATTTCTCCAGTTCTTTTATTTATAAGAGTAACAGGAGTTAGCTGTGTTTCATAAGGAACCATTTCCTTTAACACTTCTGGAGGTAAAGTAGATTCATCCGCTACACTCCTTGCTTCTACTTCTCCCAAAAGCCTTCTGTATCTCCAAAAAGCGGCTTCCTCAATATCAAGTGTTCCATATCTGTCAAGGACATACTCAGATATCTGTGAAGAACTTAGGCGCTTTCCGAGCTTGCCTTCTACTTCCAATATAATATTAAACCTTTCCAGAGAAGGATTCCCTCCTGGAGCAAATCCTTCTATCTTCTGCACAAAGTGCTGTACTTCATGAGCAAGTAAGGACTTAAATTTACGTATCTGTGTATACTCTCCTAATGGATTGCTTGTGATTATTCTATTTTTATCAACATAGCTTACAGCGTGTCCTGGAGGAAGTGAGTCTTTGGTAATAACAGTAACATCCTTTAATTGAGGATAGATTTCATATAGCTTCTTATGCGGATATACATAAGACAACCTGCTTTCTTCTTCTGGCCTTGGTATCCTAACCTTCACATCATAATCAGGAATCCTAAACCTCCACTTGCCATCAGGCCCTTTAAACCAGCCAGTCTTCTTAAAGATCTCACCGTCCCTTGCAGCTGAGGCTCCTTTCCAAAACATCTCTGCAGCCTTCATAAAAGCAGAGGCTACAGGCTTCTCTAACTTTCCAAGAGCTCCTATATAAGCAGCCTCAGCACTATCCTCTCTGGAGGCAACTGCTCCAGTTACACCAACACCTACAGCCGCTTTAGCACCTTTGCTCTTAAGCATTTTAGAAACAAATTCTTTCTTAGAAAGGACCTTTGGCTCTGTTCCAAGAGAACTAAGATATTCTAAATCTTTTTCTTTCTCTCTCAAAGTATATTTCTTATACTCCTCCCCAGCCTCTATTTTAGCTTTCTCTTTTTCAACAATAGCTTTATAGAGCTTCCCAGGTAAGATTCCTCTCCTCATAAGGTCTTCCCTCTTCTGCGGAGATAATCCTTTAGCAAAAGTTAATAACCTCTCTTTCCTTCCTACTTCAGAAAGCTCAGCCTTTGGCCTAATCTCACGCTCTAATTCTTTAGTTCCAGAAGCAATCTGCTTTGTCCTCTCTGCAGCCTTTAACATCCTGTTAGCTAATCCAGGAGAAATATTCCTTATATCTACATCTTCATATCCAAGCTTCTTAAGCTTCCTCCTCATAACAGGAGCCGTAGTTCCAGCTTCTTCAGCCTTTTCAACTCCCTTCTCCATGCTTCCAACAAGATCTATAGCTTCATCCTTTGTCTTTCCCTTAGAAAGCTCCTGCAAGACCCTTTCCATTCCCTCTGGAGACTTTATATCAGAATACTTATATTTCCTGGCCTCAATGCCAGCTCTCCTGAGCTCCTCTGGAGTATACCTTATAACTCCTTCACCCTCAGGAACTCCTGGATGAATTCCTCTTCTTATAGATTCCAGCTCTTCAGGAGAAAGAATTCTTCTTCTTGGAACTCTTCCAGCCAAAGGAATAGCAGGTTCTAAGGGCTCTAAAGGTTCTACAGGTTTCTCAGGCTTTACACCTAACTCTTTTACTCTTCTATCTAAAAGATCAACAAAGTTCTTTACAAGCTTTTCCTTATCTTTTTCTAAGACCTCACTTCCTTTCTCAGCCGCACGAATACCTTCCTTATAAGCATCCCAGTATTTCATAAGGTTTTCTGCTGTAGGCTTAGCAGTAACCTCTTCAGCTAAGGTATTTCTCTTTAAAAACTTATCAGCCAAGGTTCCAAGATATTCCTTTGTTCCTTCAGATAAGCCTCCACCAAAAATAGCCTTAACAGGAACGCCTCCACTGGCCGCAGCTGCTGCCAAAAAACCTCCTATATGTGCAACAGTAGGATGCTCCTTTCCTACAGAAGTACTCTTTATTGCCTCAGTAACTCTTGGCTCTACCTCTTCAAAAACTCTGAATGCTAATGGTGCTGTGGCTGCAGCTTCGAGCATAGTTAATGGAATAGATCTCCTTACGCCACGCCCAATAGCTCTTTTTCCAGCCTCTATGACAGCCGCTCCACCAGCACCCCATAGCGCACTTTCTTCAGCTCTCATATGAGGTATTCTTGTAGGATGTTCCCTCTCCCATTCCTCTTGACCAGGAATTGGAACATAAGGCTTATGAATAAAAGTACTGAAGGTCCCTGTGTGCTGTTTCTGAATATACCTATGAATAGCTTCCCTTCGTCTTCCAAGCTCGATATCACCAGCAGCAGCCATTATTTCAGAAGGCTTATACTTAGCCAACCTTGGATCTTCAACCATAGAAGTATATCTATTCCATATATCAGTCCCTAAGGTCTTCCTTGGATCTCCTTCAGGAATAGCTTTCTCTACAGCTTGAAGAGAAGTAGCCTTCTGGCCCTTCTTTACTTTCCTTCCTTCAGGAACAGCCAATATTCTTACTGCTTCAGCAAGCCTCTTTTGAATAAGAGCAGGATTGTATCTATACCTTGTCCTTTCAGATTCTACAGCCCTCTCCCTGGCTTCTCTCTCTGCAAGATATCTACTATATAAAGACATATCTACCTCTGGATTGTTTCCTTCAGTTTCTTGTTCCTAACCTTTATACTCTTAAGAGTACCATAATAAAGCTCACCTGGCCGAAGCTTCACAAGCTCCTTCTTCTTTTTAAGAAGATACTTTCTAATTCTTGCAATAGCCATTACTTGTGCATCCTCCTAAGAGTTCTGGCCAGGACAGCTCTCTTGGCCACAGCTCCACCGGCGGCGATTCCTTTCTCTATGCAAGCATTTGTGACACCTTTGAAACCAAGAGACTTACAATAAGCTGTAAAAGATCCTGGTTTCTTTATAGCTCCTTGTATCCACTTCTTTTTCTTCTTCCTCATTTTTGCAACTGCCATTTTATTCTCCTCTAAGAAGATTCAATTATTGAACCTTCTGGCGTCTATGAGCTTTCTTTATAGCTTTCTCCCTTAGAGCTCCTACAGCTCTCTTCCAGGCTTCATCTTTAGATAGTCCTTTCTTCAGATATTCTATAACTATCTTGTGAGCCAGTTTAGTATGTATACCCTTCCCCTCAGGAGGAACAAGCCCAGCTCTTCTATACATATTTCTTATTTCTTTACTCAATTGGCACGCACTCCTCTCCATTCCAGCGATATCCTTCAGGACACAAGGAAGCTCCAGGCTTGGCAACAATCCTTTTTATTTCCTTGATAAGGTCTTCCGAAGATACCTCTGGATGGCTCCTCGCCCATTCAGATTCTTTCTCTGCTAAGCCCACTTCCCTTTCCCTAACACCAGCCATCCTGCCATAATGAAGGGCTGTTAACCTACTTGTAGTAGCCTCTCTTTCAGGTAATCCATAAGGATATCTCCTTGCAAGCTCCTCTCCTACAAGACCTCCTGGGCCATATCTCCAAGCAGACTCCCTACCACCAAGCTGTACCCTGCGCCTTTCCGCTTCTGCTTGTATCCTGGCAGCTCTTGCTGTCTCTTCCTTTACAGCATACTTTCTTCTAAGCCACTTATCTATATCTGTATCTCCATAATAGCTAATACTTGCCATAGGCCTCTCCTTTATATACTTTCATTATAATTATGATATTCTCCAACCTCTCCTGACAAAGTCCCTCGCATTGACATTTGAACTCCTGCAGCAACAGCACTTATAGCCGATGCAGCCATTTGTGCAGTTATCCTGGCACTGGAATCAGCCACCTTAAACTCAAGCTCTTTTTGTCTATTTGCTTCATCAAGAAATAGCTTTGAGTTTTCTAAAGCAACTCTTGCATAGTTAGCTGCATGATCAGACTCTGCTCTGTACTTATCAACATTTGCTTGTATTTGAGTCCTTGATCTATCAATCTCCGCTCTATATCCCTCAACGGAATATCCATATATCCTTGCCTTAGTCTCAAGCTCAGACATCTTGGCCTTAACTTCAGCATTCCACTCTTCAATCTTTGCTTTTAAGATATCTATCTTATTTCTATTAGATTCTAAAATGACATTAGCCTTTGCAATATCTATATCAGCCTTTGCTCTTGTTGCATTTACTTCATTAGCATAAGCCCTAACTTGTTCACCATAAAGAGACGCCTTAGCAGCCTGCCCAGCTATCTTGGCTTGATATAAATTAAAAGAACTTATCATAGCATTAAGCTTTGCATTATAAACATCTATTTTTCCTCTATAGACATCAAGCTTCGTTCTCTCTATATTAGCTTGTATGCTTGCAGATTCCATTTCTACTCTATAGAGATCTATAAGAGTAGAAACAGCAGCTATCTGGGATCTGTACAGATCAACTTGTGTTCTCTGTACTTCAGCCCTTACTCTAACACCTTCCATCTGGGCTCTATACCTCTCTATCACAGCCAAAGAAGCCCTTATTCTACTTTCATACACAGCTGCTCTTGTTTGATATCCTGCAAGCCTTGCTTTATATAAAGCAACATTAGCATTAAACACTGCAACAGCAGCATCTTGTACTGTCTTAGCTGCATTCAATGCTCTATTCTGCGTCTCAGTAAAGAAGGCCATTAGAGAAGCTTCATACTGTATAGTTGAAGTAATTGCAAAGTGTGTATTTGTTTGTGCAAGTTTAGCTTGCTCTATGGATATTTCATAATTAAGCTGCTGTACAGCCCTCTCTTGTTCCTTAATAACCTCAGCAAGTCTACCCATCAAGGCTCCTGGAGGAATAGAGAATCCCTTAGATGCAAAGTAATTTTCAGCATCACTATACGCCTTTTCATTTTCCAAGGCTAATCTATCTTTTGATCTCTCCCAGATAGCATCCTCAATCTCTGCAGCAAGCCCAGTACCTCCGTTCTCTACAAGATCCTGTAATTTCTCTTTCACAGCATCCGCAAGCATAGAGGTATAACCAGGATCTTCATAAACAAAAACTGAACTTGGAGGATCAAGATTGCAAGTAGGATACTCTCCTTCAAAGGAAATCGTCTCTACTTCAGGAACCTCAGGAAAAGTTAATTCTTCAAACTCCGGAGCATCTGGAAGATCATAAGATGGTTTTGTAGGAATATCTGGATAGCTAATAGTAGGGCCATCTCCTGGATCTTCAGGATAGCTTTCACTTGGCTCATCAGGAATAATTATATCAGGAGCTACTGCATCTAAAGATGGAATATCAAGGTCTGGAATAGAAATACTTGTAGTCTCTATTCCACCTGGCTTATCTGGAAGTTCCACTGAAGTATCAGGCCCTTCTGGAGCCTCTGGGTCATCTGCATCTGTATTCATGGGAGGAACATCTAAGGCCCCTAAGTTTATACTAAAAGAAGAAGCACCTAACTGCATATCTTGAAGATACGTCTTGGCCAGCTCCCACAGCTCAGTTGCAAACGTCTGCGTGCTCTCAAACTTGTTTGTTACAAGCTCCTTTACTGGCCCTACATCTATATCAATATAGCTCATTTTATATCAGTCCTATTTCAATTAATTGGTGTTGTTCACAGTTCAATTTCTTAAAGAGTTCCTCTGTTATATCTATCCTTCTAACAACATTATCTTTATCAACATACTCATGATAAACCTCCCAGTAAAGGTTCCCATTCTTGACACCCTTACCAGCTATTATCAATCCTTGGGAACCATCTGTTGCTCTATCATCCAGATAGTAGGTTTTGTATGTCTCTGTAGCATCAAATTCTATCTCTCTATCAGTCTTATATTTTCTGATAAAAGGCTCTTCATAATTATCCTGGCTTGACTCTCTTCTTAAGATATAAATGCCAGCACTTTCTTCAACATATTCATTATCTATACTAAACCAGTCCCCTCCTGGCATAGAAAGCACAAAGCACTTGCCGAGGCCACTGGGGCATTCCTCCGCCCAGAGTATCCAAGGATTACTTGACTTTAACCATTTACAGCTATAGAAATCTTCTATATTTGGCCCTCCAAAAGGAGCATCTCCAGAGCATGTCCAGCAATGAGTAAAAACACCATCTTGGCTTGCTGACCCAATACATCTATTTCTATTCTGTTCTTTGAAAAAATAAGCAACATTATTACTCAGCCAGAGAGCGGATAAACCTTTTGTATATTTCTGTCTTAGACTCTCCCCAAGATTCCTACGAGCTACGTTATAGTTATACGTAGCTTGAATATCACAATCTTCTTGAGAAACATCCCAAACACACCTATACGCTCTATATCCCTTTGTTTCTTCTACCCCAAAATTTCTATACGTAGTATCAGCTTTAAACAAATCATCAAATATTTTTATTTCATACAAAGACTCATAGCCATCCAAGATATTAACCTTTATTCCAATTCCTCCAAAAACCTGTTTTATTTCACTACAACCTTCGCACTCTAACTGAGTATGTATATCACGACATGGACAATAATCTCTGCTAAAATACTCACAATAATCAACACCAGCCTCACTACACTCAGGAATGGAAGGATTCCACTCCTCTTCAAAGTCTGACTGACTAAAAAATGCACAAGGCTTCTGTTCAAATCCCTCAGCACTCCAATACCAGTGTTTCGTTTCATCTACTCCAACTGCTGAGATTGTATATCCCCACTCATAGTTTATCCAATCTATTGTAACAAGCCCTGGACGATCGAAAGGTAATCCTCGAGATAAGTAAAAGGATATTTCTGTATCAGTCACAGATGCTACGTCTGGCATCATATTGATAGGAATATCCTCTTTTGTACCTTCAAGTGTTCGATACTGATCTGCCACGATTGAAAATCCACTGGCTGCTACACTGTTCCAAGTATAATTATATAATCCTCTTTCTATATCAAGATCGTTGAATCGTATTACTAAGGCACCCATAAAAATCTCATAGCTGCCGTACCAGACTAATATCTTTTTATCTATATCACAATAAAACTGAGTAGGAGGACATGGCATATCTTCTATTTCACAAGGAGGAGGAGGCGTCCACTTAGTACCAACATTTATTGCTGCCCTTCTATTATGCATCAGATAGTGAGTAGTAGCTATCCATCTTTCTTTAACATACTCACCATCTTCATCTTTCTTATGACTATCTTCCAACATAAAAGCCTTCACAGCAAAACAAGGAGTATCGAAGTCAGTCCACTTTACAAAAGGAGTTAAGGCTTGCTCAAGAGTGAAGTGAAATCCGTATCCTAACAAGACTTCTTCCTCAGTTCTCTCAAAGCTATTAGATATTTCAAAAACTACTATATTATTGCTATGCTCATCAGGAGAAGGTTGTACACAGTCTCTTTTAACTCTTTTACTTAAAACATCTTCAGCCTTACCAAAATAGATCCAATAATACTTATAGTCTTGCTCTACTTTTACCTTAGCAAAGAACCTTGGAACAATAACCTCTGACCACTTCCATCCTTCTTTTCTTGGAACATATATCTGAACATCATTTATACCAAAGATTGATCTACACGTTATTTCGCTTCCATCTGTATATCTTATCTTCCTAACATCTTGATCCAATGATTGAAAGCTCATATTATCTTTAAGAATATTAAGCTGTCTAATACCTTCTCTAACCTTAAGGTTAGCCTCTTCCAAGTCTCCATGAAGAGTTATTCTTGGGATCTCTTTAATAGTCACCAGGCTTCCTCCCCAAGATCACAGGAACAATTCCAATTTTATCTATCTTAAACTTATAGCCAGTATCGTTCTCTATTCTAAGTTTCCAATACCTACCTTTTCCATCTCTACCAATAGGCACCTTTACTCCATCAGATCCACTAATAGTATAAGCTCTTTCATTTCCTCCATCATTATAAACCTTTAATCTTAAATCCCCTTCCAGCTCACATCCAAAATATACAGATCTTAATCTTTTCTGGTGAGAAAGACCAAAGTCTGTAGAAGGCAATTCAAAATAAGCGTCCACATTCATATCAGGATCTTCTAATACATATAAGCCCTCTCTACAGGCTCCAAGGAAAGTATCTCCAATCTTGCAAAAAGACTCAAAGTCATAGTCGCAATACTGACTTGCAGACAACCCTACAAGATTAATAGCCAAGCATAAAAATCTATCCTTCATATTTCAATATCCAACAAGTTTCATCTGTTAAAGACCTTGACTTAGCAAAAATATCAAGCAATCCTAAATCAATATCTCCAATAGCTGTAATAAACTCATATCCAGAAGCATTTATACTTAAGCAAGGTAATAAAATTGCTCCTTCACAAACTGCTCCATTAACACTACTGCCTAAAATATGCAATCTTGGAAGGCTCAATAATCCCTCCACAAAGGAACCATGAAGAGCATCACTGGAAATCCTAAGAGTTCCAAGGCGAGCAACTCCTTGTGCTAATCCCTCAATCTTTACATTACTAAGTATCTTTATTCCTGGAACCTTAACAGCTCCGTTAGCAAAGATCTCTTCGATTCCTCTGCTCTCTATATCTAATAAAGATAACAGACTTTCAGCAGTGGCCCCTATATAGGACAAAACCTGTAACTTAGCCAGCTTATAGTCTGCTATGCAAGAAGTTCCTACACTTGCAGCAGAATCTATATCAGGCATAAACAAAGAAATATCTCCACAAGCACCAACAAAAGCTTCTACATCAAAGACTGGTAGTTCTATATCAAAATAACCACCACTGGTTGCTAAGGCATCTACTTGAAGGATTGGAAGTGCTGGAGTTCCACAAAGAATAGGATGAAGAATGACCTTACTGTCTAACTGTTTTATAAAGGTTTCAAAAACATACAACTTACCATCAAGAGGATTAGTCTTTGAGTTCTTGACTAAGGTCTTACCATCAAGAAACTTAGTTGCAGTATCTTTAATCCTTACTTTACCATCTAACAAATTAGTAGTTATATAGATAACATATACCTTTCCATCAATATACTTGACTGCAGTATTTTTAATTCGAGCCTTGCCATCGAAGGAAATAGTCTTTGGAGATACACAAACCTTTCCATCAAGAGAATCTATCTTAGGAGAAATACTGACCTTGCCATCAAGAAGATTTGTCTTAAAATTTAGAGCAGCAAATCCAGAAGGAGGAGAATAGGTCTGATCGCCTGCTATAAATCTTGCAGTCCTGGTATCGCCTGTCCCATGAACTGATGCCATCGGAAAGAACGTACCAGATATTCCTGAAAAAGCTTCATTTGTACCAGCAGCTGGATCACCAGACTCTTGCCATACTCCATTCTTAGCGAACCACAATTTTCCATTATCTAAATCAAGAGCAACGCCTATTATATCACCCTCTGATGTCCAGGAAGCTCCATAAGAAGTATAAGAACCATTGTGATACTTATATCCAAGCCGATGGTAGCCATAGCCATAAGCATCATAACCACATAAACTGTTTAAGGAAGCAGAACTGGTACCAATCCCAACTATTTGATCGCCGCTTGAATCATCAACACGCTCTTCCCAATACCATTTACCACTACACTTAGATATAGTAGCTCGAACTGAGTCATCACCGGAGGATGAAGCTGATACAGTTAGATTACCATTTGATAAGGTTATGGTAGAACCCTTATCGTTTGGATTCCAAGTAATAGCCATTAAACTATCCTAATAGCAGGATGAAGATGATTCTTGAATTGCTCTAAAGGAGCAATATAGTTCTTAATTAGACTTCCTGTATAAAAATCTATATCCTTCAAGAAACAGTCCTTTCCATCAGTCCAACCAACAGTCCATATATTGATAGGTCTATGACCAATATACTTCCCAGACCTATCATACCTGGCTTCCATACCTCCCCATCTAAAGTTCATAAAGGTTTTAAAGCCTGGTCCTTTACAGTCCACTGTATGAACATGATTCAAGATATGGACTGAAATCTGAATAACATTCCTCCAGTCCACTTCCCTCCAGTTTTTAAGACGAGAGTCCTCTACTGTACCATTGACAAGATGGAACTCCTCCCAGCGATCCCTATATTCACTGTCAAGATGAAGCCTCTTCATTTAGGCTCTCCTTATGAATAAGAGTACTTAAAAGAATACTGCAATTCATAACCAGCATCAGTTCCCTTATAAGTTCCTGTAGTTTCTCCATCAGCAATAGCCAGGTACATAGCCCACATTATTACATCATCTGAAGTAGTAGAAAGAGCCATGCTCGAACCTTCATCACTTGGCCAAACATTTATAGATCCAGGCTCAGTCTCTGGCATAGTGCTATAAGTATAATCACCAGTCCCTGCATTTGCCTTATAGTTTTCTGTATTAGAAGGAGATCCCTGGTCCGCTCCAGACAAAGGCTGAAACTTACAAACACTTCCAGCCTGATCAAATCCATTAGAGGACATCCAGAGCTTAAAGTTCTCAACCAAGGTATTTCCACCATCAGCTGTTACGTCCCATAGAAGAGTAAGAACATTTGAATTCGCAGCTCCTCCTGAGATATCTACAGTTCCGAAATCTGCCTCGTTTCCATCACCTGTTGAAACTACACTCTCCCCAGAGATAGCTGCCAACCTCTCAGCTGGAGTATCAAGATCAGCAACTGCTGTACTCTGAGGAATCAACCTAAATCTTGTGGTCGGTTCTGCCATTTTAGTCTCCTTTCCTTAGTTAACTTGCAGGCATTGTAATTTCGAAGGAGTCTATTGTAGTAGTAGCACCAGCCTTTATAGAAGTAGAGCTCATATTCAACTGAGCTCCGCTGGTTCCACAGACACCATCTAATCTTACAGCACTCTTCACAGCCCCTGTATGCTCAAGATTATCATAGTACCTAAACCAGCCAGCGACTCCATCAGCAAGTCCCTTGCCAGACCAGATCTCACCGTCTTTTATATTGATAACTCCATCTATCGGACCTTGAATTTCAAGCCCATTAGTAGGAGAGCCTGGAGTGAAATCTCCACTTGAAATAGTTATCTTCAATAAAAGTGACCCAGTCTCTGCATCATCTGCACTGGAAGGCTGAGAGCCACTATAAACCCTGATAACTCCATCTTTCAAAAGCTCCTGCAAAGACCCTTGGTTATCTCCTTCAACGTCTGTATTAGCATTAAATGCTTCTGCAGTGTCAACAGTTCCTGTGGCGAACTCTATTTTCCCTGCAGATACAGCCAGAAGGGTAACTCCTGACATATCATTTCCAGCTGTAGTAGAGCCCGTTGTAGTTATCTTATCTCCAACCTTAAACCCAGCGGCCAGGAATCTATTCTCTGTATCAGTAATATAATCATTCCCTGCTCCGCCATCACCATAAGCCAGAGAAGTCCCTTTAAGATAAGCATTTCCTAAGAGACTATCCCTCAAACCTGTACTTAATCTTACTGCCATTTTACATCTCCTTTTCTATAATCTAAGGGTACATACATACCTGTCATCTATACAAATTCCAGCACCTTCACTGGATTTAGGACAAACAAGTCTTCTATTTGTAAGATTTTCAAACACTCCCTTTGGCCCTGCAATACATATGCCCTCTTGGGCACAAAAGATTATAACTTTCTCTAAGATCTCTCCTCCTCTAAGCTTCCTGCCATCTATAACAATATCAGTTCCTTCTACTGCAGGATAGTCAGCCATTTTGACCAAAGAAAATTCTTTAGGATTATCTCCTTCTAAGTATAAAATCTCCTCTTCGGTACTAACGTAAACTCCATCTTTTACACTTCTAAGCATCCTTATCCTGCTTGAAAAAGGAATATAATCTCCTCCATAATAAAATAGACTATAGTTAAAAGGAAGACTATACCAAACAACATCACCTTGGGCCACAAGCATAAAGCCATTATAAATCTCCAATAAATGCCCTATCGGAGGCCCATAAAACTCTTTAGTAGTTGCAGGCCCAATATACTTACTCTTCTCCCAAGAATGATATGTTAAATCCTCAATATAACCATTCTTATCACCATTACTGAAAAAGACTCTATCTCCTACTCCAACATAACTAACCTTCTTGTTTCCTACATAAACAAGATCTTTCACATCAAAGTCTTCTCTCATATATGAAAGAACATTATCTTTAACAAGATAACAAATATTCTTATATGTAAACAAACTATGAAAGCTCCCTGTAAGCTTTTTATAAGCTCCCCTCCTTCTTTCAATAGCTCCATCTTGAGTAATATTAATATTTATAGCTTGAGCCAGCTCATACTTTCTATCCTCTACTATAAGCCTCTTAGGATTGGTCTTATTGTTAAGCCCAAGACATCTATCTAAAACAAACTCTTTAGTCATTAATAGCTCCAAATAGACCTGGATCGATGAGGAACTCTCTTTGCAACCCAGTTTTTAAGATCAAATAAAGCCATCTTATAGTTAATCTCTTGTGCCTTAGTGTTCACCTTTTCTCCTTCAACACCATCCTCTATAAGACTAAACCCAATAGCTGCAGCTTTAGAAACAATAGTAGCTCTTTGCAAATGCTCAGGTATTCCTTCAGGAGTATGAGTTTCTTCTGTCATCCTTGTTGGACTTCTTCTATGAAGCAGTGTCAAAGTTGTTGCAGTAGATGGAATTGGCTGATAATATAAAGTACTTCCTTCCACAGCAACATATTCCACATCTCCTGTCTCATTCATAGAAGGATACATCTCCATAAGAGCTTCAAGTGTGACGACCCCTCCAGATAGCTCATTCTCACTGTCTCCTACATATAGAATCCTCCCATTACAGTCTAAAGGAAGATTGGTATATGCCTGATCCTCGACAGTATCGACTGTTATAATGGTCTTAAACCCTGGCAAATCTGCATCATCGATTATAAGATCAACAGCATCGTTTATCCAGTTGACTACTCTATCTCCAAAGGATGTATCTTGTAAGGTTATCTCAACCTCATCTCTTAGCTCGGCTAAATTCATCTTTAGTCCTATAATAGCCCAGAAGATGCAAAAATTGAATCTTCTGGGCTATTTCCTATCAATCCCATTAGGGCTTATTGAAGTCTACTTACCAGGACATAGAGCCTACCGGCGCCGGATGTAAGCCCTGTTGCAACCTCTGCCGTTATACAAGGCATATTGGTATCAGCTCCTACAATAATGAGCTCTCCTATAGAACCTTCCGCCTTAGCCTTGGCCCAATCAGTACCTGTCACTGCACCATCTGCATCAATAGCTATTGCTCCACCAGGATAATATCCAGCAGTTGCCTCTGTAATCTCAGTGCTTATCATATAGTTGTCTTTGTCATAATTGCTATATGTAAGGTCGACTGAGGGATCATCCAGGGTGCAATAGCCTATATCTATAGAAGGTGTTCCACCTGCAAAGAGTGTCTCTACATGAAAGACAAACTCATGCAGGAAATAGGCTCCGCCAGCCTCAGGAAATGAAAACAAGGCCACGATCTTGTTCGCAGAATCCTTGTTTATTTCCGCAGACTTCAGCCAAAAAGGATTTATCCTTACGTTTGTCCTAAGATCTGTTCTCCTTAGATCTCCACCTAAAACAGTCATAATATTCCTCCGTCTTATTAATGAACAACTGAATAGTCAGCAAAGACTATCAGTGTTCCTGCCGTGGTGCCTTTAGTAGTCTTGAGTGTGATAGCACCTGCGGCGTCTCCAAAGTATTTACCATCCGCCCACTTAGCCGTGCCTGCCATGGATGTCTTAAGACCTGTTACAGTGGGATCACACTCTATATTGGTCATAAAGCCATCCTCATCAGCAGACTCGCCGTTGCCCATGAAGCCTACTAAAACCTCAGGGGCACCGCCAGAGTAAGCGGTTATAACCCATAGCCATACTTGCTTTAACAGAGCAAACCTTGGAATCCTTATAAGATTATAGGTTCCATCAGCTGGGGCTATCAACCTCTTACTCTTGGCTAAGCGGACATTGTCTGAAAAAGAATGTGTATATAGATCTGCCATCTTAGCTCCTTATTACCTTAGTCTATCGGTGCTCCCCAAGAACTTCCTACAACACGGCCAAAGTCTTTTCCCTGGAACCTGACACATTTCACTCCAAGAATACCACCACCCCTGATATTCATGAATCTCTTGGCGTCAGTTTCGTAAGGAACAAATGACATTGTTGTAGACTTAGATTCACCTGCGCCGCCCCAGGCTATTACAGCCGCTTGGCAACCCAGAAGAACATTCCTGAACACCCCAGCCCTGTTATCAGTGCTATCCTTTATAACCTGAGGAATCCTTTCACTCTTACTGACAAGCATACCATTATACTCAATCTCTACATCAGGCATTTGTAGCTTGTTAGCTGCTCTTTGCAGGTCTCCCCACTGGCCTATATTAGTGTTCTGCCTCAAGGCATCAAACACATAATTGTGAAGAATAACACGATAATACTTTTTGCCCTTAGGAACCAAGGGCCTAACCTTATAGCATTCAGAGTCTTTCCTCGGATTCTCTGCTACCTGCTTCATCTTATCCAACATGGTTAGATCAAGCAGATCTGCGCTTGTCATGCTTGCTTCCGCAACATCATTGGCTTTAACCCAATGATCGTCATCAGGGTCTACTGGGTCCTGAGCAAAAGTCTTGCCAGCAATCCTATAGCTGGTATCTCCACACAGATGAGCAAACACCATATCGGATATCTTACTTGCCCACCAATACTGCAAAGCATCCTTACCTTCTTGCATAAGATTGTAAGGAATCCTTTGCTGATCCATCCTACCACCAGTAGACACAGCATGGTTGAGCTCTTCCACTGTGACCTTAAAGTCACGAAACAGAAGTTCCTCTTCATTTCCTTCTACTGTATCCCTGCCGACTATACCTTCACCAGTCAACGGAAGCCTAATACCGAAGGTTATCTGATCGCCATCTCCCTTTCCAAGCTCCGTCCTTGTCTGAACTATACTATCTGGGCTCTTCCCTATAAGATAGGCTATTTCAGTAGACGGAAGCAGGAGAGAGAATAGCTCTCTTGCCCATCGTTTCCTTGTTAAAGGATCATTTGTTAGAAATTTTGTCTCCATCTAAGTGCTCCTAACCTACTTCAATTCTCCCGCAAGGTATTTGCTGTAGATCTCCCTGGGAACTTTAGACAGCTCTTCCTCTGGAAGATTGTCTATCTTAGAAGCTGTCCAGCCAACATCTCCGCCTCCAGCGCCTCCATCGAGATTCTGCAGGCTCGCTGGAGCATCAGCGGCTTTCTTCTTCTTACCTCCCTCAGCCTTCTGAAAAGAAGGATGATGTTTCTTTATAAGATCATACATATACCTATAAGGATTCGTTAATGACCATACCCAAGCCTCTACATCTGCAGAGGCCTCTCTTATACTGACTCCATTTTTCTCAGCATAATCCTTGGCCATAGCTTCTATCATATCATCAAAATTACTTTGAGATACAACAGAATCCACGTCCTCATATTTAGGATTAAGCCTCATCATTTCAAGGACTGTATCCAGTTCCTTTTCTCTTTGCTTCACAAGGGCATCTTGCTCTTTCTGAGCCTTTTTATCCTCCTCAGACAGAATCCCAGCCTTGTCAAGGATCTTTTCAGAGCCTTCTACCCTGCTACTTAGCTCATCCATGACACGCTTGTTTTCTCTCAACAATTGCCTGAGCTCTTGGATTTCAGCATCCCTGGCTGCAAGTTGCTCTTCTAATCCAGGTTCCTTTTCTCCTTCTTTCTCACCAGCATCACCGGAACCTTCTTCACCCTTGTCTTTGCCTTCATCTTGGCCTTGGCCCTCATCTTGACCCTCATTTTCAGGATCTCCGTCCTCAAGAGGTTCCAAGCCTTCCTCTTGCGACTTGTTTAAATCTTCCATTCTCTTTCTCCTTTAAGAATATATTTTTGATAATTCACCAGTCTCTAAAGAGACTTTAAGCCTTCTTTCCCTTTTCTTCCCCCTTCACAGAAGAAGAGGTCTTAGCTTCAAGTTCCTTTCTCCTAAACTCTTCCTCCCTTCTAATTCTTTCTTCATTATACTTTTGCACCTTTATCTTAACAGACATTGGTAGATCCAGGTATTCTAAGATAACCTCAGGTGGAATGACACCTGGATCATTGTGGATAATTTCTATAAGTCTACTGGCAATCTCTTGTTTCATTGTAAGATTCTCAGCTGCTTCATCAATGACTACGTCAAATTTGCCAGCACTTACATCATTAAACCCTGGTCCTTGTGGATTAAGCTGTGTGTTTATTTCAACTAATCTTTCACCTTCAGGCCCCTCAATCCTTATCAACCTTGGCATGGTAACATATTGCTGGATAAGAGAAAGCATCTTCTGTGTTCCAGCTATTCTACTCGCTCTAAAGTTCCTTAACAAGATGTACAAAACTGCTATGTTAGACTCAAGCCTTAACCTTGCAGTAACCCCAGGCTCCCTGGAAGACGTTTGCTTACCCATAAGCGGATCTTGTATTCCACTTACGTCCTTCATACTCTGCTGAAAGACTCCATCAAGAACAGCATATATGTTACTTATCCGTGGCTGATCTGAGAACTTCACCCTTCCAAGCCCTCCTCTTTCAAGCTCCAATCTAAAATTAGGCTCAGAAGAGTGCTTATCATATTCATCTATGTTAAGAATTGCATTCACTTCATGCATTAAGATTCCCTTTGGGGCAGTCTGAAGTAGATGCACCAGCTGTCTTCTCATAGTATTAAGAGCCCTTTGAGGATCTTTTTGCATAGTAATAGCTCCAAACCATCTATTTTCATCCTCGTTCTTATAAGCTCCATACTGCACTATAGGAAATCCTTCATGTTTATACTTAGATAAACCACTTTCTAAAAGAATTCCACCTGAGAAAATAGCATAGTGCATAAATTTCTTAACAGTCTCCACTGCCTCAGGAACTTCGTTAATAACCCTCCCATCAGGAAGCCTTAATCCTTCTTTAATAGCTTTCTTAAACTTCTGCCAACCAGGTCTTGTCAAATATTCTGGCCTTCCTGTAACTGGGTTTACAAACCAAACAACTCTCTCAGGAACCTTGTAATAAGCCTCAATTAATCTAAACAATTCCTTGCTCTCATCAAAAAAACTTGGCACATATAAGCCCATACTTCCCTGCATCATTGCAGAGGTTGCATCCTTAAACTCTGGCCAAAATGCAACTATATCTTCCTCCTTGAACCATCTACTTATAAAAACAAACCTGGCATCTTCATCAAGATCATAGGCTATGCTGTTAGGATCTACAAGAATATCTCTTCCTGGCAGCCTGGTAGCTTTTATCTCTGGCTCAAAGGGATTAGAATTGTCTATATAAAAGTATAAAAAAGACCTTCCACTCTTGACAGTGTGTTCAAAGCAATCCATCTCTTTATCAGATAGCTTTAAGGTATACCTAAAATGCTTTATGCATCCATTCATAAGCTCCGTCAAGGCTTCATCTTCCCTTCCCACTGGAAGAACATAAGGAACTCTCCTAACTTGGTCAGCCAGGCCAACAAGCTTATCTATCTTAGGCTTTATTTCATTATATACAGTATTAGGCCTTCTTTGAGCTTTTAGGAGAGCAAGAACTTCTCTACTATCCTGCTCTCCTGCATAGAAAGCATAATCCTCTTCAGCTACCTCCCGCCACTTAGACTCAGGAATAGACCTTTCAGCTTCATTTAGCCAGGTAGTTAGCTTTTGTAAAACAGGATTATTTACTCCAACTGGATATACAGTTTCTTCTATATTCAAGGTATTTTCCTTTATTTATCCTTATCGTGTTCCCTTTCCAATAGAGCTATCAACTTCTCAATAATAGGGATCATTATCTCCCCAAAAGCCTCAAGAAGAGGAAGGCACCTTTCAATTAATGCTATGATTCTTTCTGCTTTTCCCATTTCAGTTCCTCCATTATATAATATTAGTTCTATTAACTTATAGGCAGCGCAGGGTAATTATCCAACGGGATATAACACTGCGCACGCAAATTCAGATCATTCCCAAGATCACTATCATAAGTGCCCTGAACTGTAAAGAGCCTCAAGATCTTACCAGCTGTTTCATGTGGCAGTACAGCACAGTCGGCATCATTCAGCACCACATCTTCTGAAGATGCAGGATTCGGTATGTTTACTTCCTTGCGATTGTTAATTATCGTCTGTCCATCTCTGGTCGTGAGAGTCCAATTAAGAGTCTTGGGATCTTTGGGGTTTCCATCTTCATCTTTAATGGATATATTTATGACATAAGAGCCATTTTCATCCATATGAAGACTTAATGTTGTTGCCATTGTTTATTTAGTTCCTTATGTAATTGTTATCTCAGCCTTCCTTGATGTAAAAGTTAGTCCTGCTTTTCTTGATGTAAAAGTTATCGCCAACTTACCAACAGCAAGACTAACTCCAGACCATAAAATACCAGGGTATCCCCAAAGAAGTTGCTGATTATCTGCTTGGTCAAGTCCATCAGCAGATATTGGCAAGGGTACATTCCACGGCTGCTGATAACTAATTAGAGCAATTTTATCGTTAGTATCCATATCTATGCGCCAGTTCCGAATTTAGCTCGTGTTACTGTGCCTCCTGATTCACTCACACTGGCCTTATGATCTACTACTGTACCTGCATCATTATAGACCTTGATGTCTGTTCCATCATTGGTAATCTTGTTTCGAGCCAATTTGTAAAGCCACGCAACCTTTGCCTCAATAGATGCAGTTTCAGCAGGCGCCCCCTGTGCAGGCTCGCCGGAAGTATCTGTCTTGAGTACATCACAGACTTCGGCATTGACGTCCGCCGCCGAAAGATCATTCAGTGTGTCAATTTCAGTAATGATTTCATCTTTGTCACTGGTTAATTCAGTCCTTGTTGGAGGATCATAACTGTTAAGAGAATTGGTAACATGCGTTTCTACATTCGCCTCTACTGCAAGACTTGACACATCAGCCTTATAATCAGCCAGAGTCTCGCTGGGGACAACCTTTTGGTTCTTGCCGCCAAATGTCGTGCTTGTCGTGTGATCTGCAATAGCTTCATCCCACACAGCATCAGCTATGGCGGAAGCTGAGGGGTCATTAAGTCCATCTACTTGATCACTAATTGTTTTAAGGGTATCAGAGTCAGCACCCCGGATATTGCTTTCGGCTGCATCCAATTCAGCTTTGGTTGGAGGGTCATAATCTGCCAGCGCTGCGTCTACCTCGGCATTGACATCTGCCTTTCCTTGAGCATTCAATGCCACAGTTGTTGCTGTAACCCAGTTGCCTTGATTTGTTTGGAGTTCATCAGTGTCTGCCAGGATAGCATCTACATCTGCGCCTACATCATTTCCGGTCTGGGCTACGCCAGCAATTTGTGTAACGTCTACCTGGAGTTTATCTGTGCCATATTTTGAATCCCAGTAATTTTGTGTTACGACCATAAAACTCCTTCTAACAGGCAACGCCCCTGACTCTTTGCACATTAATTCAAGACAACCTAAAGTATTCGTATCAGTGGCATTAAGGGGCACACTATAATTGCCACCATATCTATGAGTAGCTGAATTTGTATCATTCTTCTGGGCAGCCGTACCTCCATTTTTTGATAGTTGTAGGTCGGCCTGTGAAAGGGTTAATGCTTCTTCTGTGGTTTTACCATCAGTATCGTCCACAAAGGGGCCGAGCATTACATTTACTGCGGTTGATTGTCTCAATTCTTGCATTTTATGCTCCCATTTGCCTTAAATAATCGCTCATAGCCACTGGTATTAATAGGCCACCACCTCCTGTTGTATAGGTGCAGTAGATGGAGAATTTTTTATCTTCTGTAACAGGAACTAACGGATCAGGCCATGCTCCATAAGTCTGCTCGTCTTTAACTCCTTTTCCTGTTTCATCATCATAGGCTATCCCTATGTACGCATCAGTCCAGTAAACTAAATAATATTCAGTATTCCCTGCAAGAGATGGTGAACCGCTAAAGTTAAAAGTTTCCTCATGAGACAAATAATCCGATACTGTAAAAGACCTTTCTTCTGTTGATGCAACTAAACTATTATCACTCTTTTTGTAAATAGCACATTTGACGTTACCATTGCCATAAACTACTAACCACGCAGTCATGCTGGTGGCAGTGCCGTCTTCAGGAATCTCAAAAAAGGACCCATGAATCTCGTTAGCAACTATTATATCTTTACTCCCTTTTGCTGTATATCCAAAAGTTGGGTCGATAATTACTGGATAAGCTGCATTGTCCAAGAATTCTTGCGGGATTTCAATTGACAGTATTTTGTTCTTTTCATCTATATTTAATTTTCCCCAAACCCAGTTTCCTTTGCTATCAATTATTTTTGGACGGTAAATATGGAAGACTTTCCCTGTCTTATATTTGCCTCCCTGCTTTGCCTTATGATAGGCAGAATAAGAGCCGACCAACTTATCAGGACAATCTTTATCCCCTGACTGATAATGAAAACTAAGGTTTTTTGACACAAATGGAAATTCAAATAGGTTTGTATCAGGTTTACTCTTTAAAACAACGTCAAATTCTAAACCACCATGCTCATTTAAAACATAAATTCTATCTTTTCCCTGCACCTCTTCCGGTTCCTTAGGATAAAATACAACATCAAAATCTTTATCCGACCATTTGAGTTTACTATCTGCAAACTCATTAGGTTTTTCTCTTTTCACATATGGAATATGAAGTGTAAAAGTTACTTCTTCTTCCCATTTGCTTAGTTTTATATAAGGTATGGGGGAAGGATATACTTTATTCCCAACTTCAATAATATTCCCATCCAGGGATTTTAAAGTATATAAAGTGGAATTAACTTTTTTAATTTTCAATTACATCCCTCTCTATTTTCTTGAGAACTTCAATTCCGTGATCGATCTCTTCTTTTGAAAGACGCTCTCTGCCGCTCCTTACAAGTAAGGTGCTTATTTCTATGAGCATCCAATGCAACCGTCCCGCTTTGTCATAATACTTTGGTAAGGACATTGTCTCATATTTTAGTAGCCTCAATCTCCGTTATGAAGCCATCCTGATCTCTCTTCACAATAAATTTATAATCCTTTTGCTCCATAATTGCAGGAGCAGTTTCTATTTTTATCTCTTCAATCGATCTTATAAGTCTATTAAGAATAAAAGTATAATCTTTTTCCGTTTCTGCCCGTAAAGCTTCCTTTGCATCATCTACACTCTTAGCAAGATCAACGATAGCCTCAACCTGTTTAGACAGCAAAGAAGCTATGTTCTGTTTATAAATAGTTTCCTTGCTGTCAGGCGTTAGCTCCCAGCCCTTTTCTTTAACCAATCTCTTCAGGTCTTTTTGAGATATAGTTTTCATGATGATAGACATGCCAAGAGCTTCTCGTACCTACTAAGCTCCTTTTTCGTTTCTCGCAGGGCCTCAGCGGCATCTTTCGTAATAGTAATGACCTCTCCGGTTTCTGCAATCTTTACTTTCATCTCATAATTAACACCCGCTTTTTTCTTGGAAGATAGGAAAGTGGCGATAGGTTCTTTAGGTTTTCCTGGTGGCTTTGCCTGTTCTGCCGTTAGGTATTTGGATTCAGGTTCTTTGAGTGTGGGTTCTTTCTTAGGCCCAGCCTTTTTTACAAAATCTGGTGCGGCTTTTTCTTTGGTAAAGATTTCTGCCAATCTCTTCAGTTTTGAAACGCTTTCCTTGGGCATCAATTTTTTCTCTGCTGACAATTTATCAGCATAAAGAAAAAATGTTTTTGCGGCAGTTCGAGCCTCTTTTAACGTATCAGTATTCAGAATTCTAAGAGATGACGGTGTGTGTGTTACAGTATATCCCTTTTTATATGGCTCAAGATTTTTATGAACAGCGTAGTCGCCAAATACAACAGCATCTGTGTCCTGTGTTTTTCCAGTGGTTAATTTTATCGGAATCTTTGTTTTCTTGCCCGCTATTTTCTTCTTATTAACTTCATCTATAAATCTTTGACGCTCTTGATATTCAGCTCTGGCAATTTCTTCTTCTTCTTTTCTTGCCTTTTCAGCTTTTTTTGCTTCTAAGGCTCTTTCTTTTTTTATCTTTATTTCTTTATCTACAAACTTTTTAAGCGTAGGATCTAAAACTTCAAGATCAGTAATGTCTTTGCCGATACTGGGATATCTTTCGGCTAAGAATCTAATAGCATCTCTTCTTGATGTTGCTTTGCCTACCAAGGCCGATTCCCAATCTTTTGAACCTACAGATCGCATTTCAACCTGATGTGTAAGTTGAGGGGCTTCAGGGACTTTAATTTTTGCTACCCTGTACTCATATTGCTTGCCGTTAACAGTGTCTCTGGCGATTATTTCTTTCGAAGCTTTTGTCGTAATTTTCGGCTCAGACTTTAGCTCAGGATATTCAGCGAGAACTTTTTCAGGGACGGGTTTGTTTTGATTAATAGCATATTGAACTAATTTTTTGTGGTTACCTCCCTTGCCTATATTTTCCCCGGCTGTAACAGCGGCTATCTCATCAGCAATAAAACGGTTAACAATTCTCCCACGATCAGTTTCAAAAAGATCAATTTCCGGGTAATCACCTTTTTTGGTACGTAATCCATCACTTGTTTCACGAACAAACCCCTGTTCTATCGCTTTGTTTATTGCTTCTGCATGAGTAGGAGCCTTAAATATCTTACCATCTGCAATTATAACAGATTGCTTTATCTTTTCTCCAGTTCTTTCCCATTCCTCTTTTGTCATCTCCCAAGGCTCTTTGGCCTTAGATTCAATTTTAGATGCCATCGGGGTCGCTTTTTGGCCGCTTTTTGGCTCT